CGTGGGTCTCCCCCACGCACTTCTTCTCCACCGTCACTGCAATTTAATGCCACCGTCATGCAGAGCTTGCTCTACTTGAAACTGGCTACCAATTGGTGAAACTGGAGTTTCTGTGTTTCCAACGCTGTCCCCTCATCTGGAGAGTGCATTGCGGACATGATTTGGCTTGGTCGGTCATCGGTATAAACCCAGACTGTACGCCATTTGCTGGATCCTCTGTTTGTCTTGTGCTCTTAAAATTGGCCAGTGCTCTTGTTTGAACTGTCAAATCCCATGGGGATTTGACTTTTATGCTTGTCCTATGGTTGAATCCGTGTCTACTGGATTATTGTTGTAATTGTGCTGGCTTTTTGCCAATGCCACAAAATATAAAACCGTAGTTGCTCTTGACCTAGGCACCTACTAGCATAAATAAGGTCGCTACCAATTCAAAATGTCCAATCAACAAAACACGATGTGGGGGCGGCAGACTCCCAATGGCTGTGTCTCAAATCAACTGTCGGCACAGTCTTCTGCCCTTGATCATGGCGCGCATTCTGACTTGTCATTGGAGTGTCTCGATTTAGAACCTGAGGATCGTCGTGCCCATGCACCCGTCATGAGGTATGTAACAGGGACGGAGTGTCGTTGCACGAAATATCAATTTTGTGTTGTTTGTTTTTCCCCCCGCTCGCTTATTGACCGTGTTGTCTTTTGGGACTATACTCCGGGTTTTCATGAGTATTTTTGCTTACTTAACGCCGTTTCACCACAGCATGCTCGTTCGATTCACTCCTTATTTGCAAAGGTTTTGAGTAAGAATAAGAAGGCGTGTGAAATATATAAGCGAGCGTCCAATACTGCTGGTCGTCATAACACTCCATTCTTACGCGATTTGCACGGCTGGACGTCTGAGCGGCATGCAAGTAGGGAGCGCTCAAAGATGGAGCGAATTAATCGGGATAAGCGAGTGCCTACGTTTGATGAGGATAGCAGTAGCGGGAAGAGTTTTTATGCAGAGTCCGCGCGTGAGCGTGGTTGCGGGGGGCGCTCGAGTGATTCAGGAGGGTCCCAATCGCCTAGACCTAGCGTGTATGGATATTATTCCTGGCAAGGCTCCGACCCGGTTTTGCATGTTCGGGGAGCATGCTCTGAATTTCATGCTGGTAATGGGAATGCCATGACAGTGTGCGAGGATTGTTGCACACTTGAAAAGCTACAACGGATTGATAATCAGAATAGTGATCGTGCGCGATCTGCTCTCATCCAGATCTTCGATTTGTGGCGGTCACCGGACTTCCCTGAACTCGAGAAGAATCGACTTAAAGCCTTGTTTGCACGGCAATTGGGTGGTGTAAAACCCAATCGATATGGGGTTTACCGTTTACTTGCCTGTGTGTATGAGGAGCGTAAAGCGTCATTTTCTGAACAGACTAAGATGTTCATGTATGACGTGTTCCGGGTTTTTCCAGTGACAGCAGCGAATCCATTGGAGCGTTTTGACGCTTTTCTTTTGGCTGTCCAGAAAGATCCGAAATGGGCGCTCGAAAAATATTTTTCCTGTCCCGAATTGAAGAAGAATGAAAATACCACGCACTTTCGCGCACAAGGGAAAACTTTTCGTGCACAGCTTGGTTTTGAAATCAATCATAACATAGCTGTTGACCCGAGTGGCGTTATGCGAATAATAGAAATGTTGTCTGCACAAGTTGGGAAGATTGCTGATGCCCTACTGCCTAAAGTGGTTGGGTTTGTTGGCTTTCTTATCATATTATGTAGCAACGCCGATCTGATAGTGAAAATGACGGCCGGCGCCATGTTGGTTGCGCAATTTTCCCTTTCTAAGTTGATTCCTGATGCAATGAGCATCATCCAACGTCTGACACAAGTATTTCAAGGCGTTGGACCGCGATTTGTGGCCCAGGGAGAGACTGAGGACAGTGAAAGTCTTGTTATGGGAGTTGCTAAACTCTTGATGGCGATGGGGGGTGTTGTGGATATCGACACCGCAAAACTCAAACGATTGTCCACTCGCGTGGACGCATTCGCCCGCGTCATTACAGCTGGAGATAAGTTGACATCCGTTGTGATGAAGTTGTTCCACGGTGCAGAGGAACTCATTATGCGATATGTGTATGGGTTGGCTCCTGGATCGTGGGAACTGCGTACTGTAGAGGAGAAAATACCAGAGTGGATGACCAAGGTTTTTAATTTTTATAACCGTGGTGGACTGGCACGTGTTGCGAAGGAGCGTGACAGTGCTATGATGATCTTCCAGTGGAAGGAAGAAGGTGATAAATATCTGATGTTGCTCACAGAGTGTAAAGTAGCTCCTAGGGCGTTTTCGTCGTTTCGCATAGTTTACCAACAGTGCTTAGACATGGCTAAGGCCGGCGCCCACTATCATTCGAGTGCCAGCCTTCGTGCTGCACCACTTGTGGTGTATTTGTGGGGCAACCCTGGTGTTGGTAAAAGTGTGACTCAGAATGTCTTGATTACTGATATAATGCGGGAGGTATACCGGGGCACATCTAAGGTGTTTACACCAGGGCAGGATATATATACACGTAATTCGACTCAGAAACACTGGGATGCGTACGCGAATCAACCCGTGGTTGTTTTTGACGATTACCTTCAGGATCGTACTCCTGAGGCGATGGCGGAACAGCTGATGGATTTGCTTCGCATGAACAATATTGTGTCGTACCCACTCAATATGGCGGGTCTTGAAGCCAAGGGAAATACATACTTCTCTTCTGAGTTGGTGATGATTACCTCCAACATCCCAATTCCTAGTGACGCTGCAGCAGTTATTCGTAGTGTTGAGGCTATAAGAAGACGTGTCGACTTTTCCGTACAACAAGTTTTGAAGCCTGGTTGGGCAACGAATCGTGGTCACCTTGATCGGCAGCGAGTGCAACAGGAGTGTCCTCCTCGCGTTGTCGATGGTGTACCATGTATGAATTTTCCTGAAGAGGCGTACGAATTTCGGGTTGAGACTAGTTCGGGGCAAACGCTCAACTTGAGTTATCAGGAATTAGTGGCGCATTGCTTGGAGCGTTTTCAATCTGAGCGTGCTATAAACAATCAACTGATTGCTCTGTTGAACACACGTGCTGATCCCAGTTTTAAAGCACAAGGTTTGCGCACTGCATGTGCTAGCGCATATGGATGCGTCGTTGGCTTTGTTGAAGCGCGGAGGGAGATCTTTTATGATGCCATTGGGTTCCCTGAAGATGAGTATTTGTCTGCGTTTCGCAATAGCTGGAGTGGCATTTTGGCCGCTTCACGTGTTTTCCCCCCCCTCTTGTTTGCAATGGCTGCAGTTTTTGTCGTCTCGTTTTTTGGAGCGAGGGCGATAAATTCTGCGATTGCGTGTGTGGCTGGGACAGGAAACACTAGTGCTAGTGATTTTACTTCGGAGGCTGGCGTTAGTGGGGACCCACGGACCCAGAAACATCAAGTGCGGTTTGCGCACGAGGCAAATGTTAGTGGTGATCCAAGAACTGCCAAGCATCATGCTTCCTTTGCCCGTGAGGCGAATGTGAGCGGTGATCAGAAAACACTCAAGCATCAGACACGATTTGTTAATGAGCGTATGCGGGAAAGGAAATCATCTGTGGAGTACACTACACCGCAGGCAGAGGGGATGATTGATAGGCAGGCTTATGATGCTCTAACTCATAAGATAGCTAATAACTGTTGTGTTGTTTCGGTGTCAGATGGTCAATCAGTCACGACGATGCGTGGAATCTTTGTGTTTGGTCGAGTTTTGCTTGTGCCAGCACATTTATTACATGCGGTTGATGTGAGTGATGGCGCAGTGGAGTTGATTGTGCAGATTCCAAATAATATGAGGATGAGTGCACAACTCCGCGAGTGTCAAACTCTGGATTTATCGACGAAGGGTAGTGATATTGTTGCGATTGAGTTGCCAAAGCGCTACCCCAATTTTGTCGACATATCCAAGCATTTTCATAGTGTAGAAGATCTTAATCGCCACTACCTGTCCAGCGGTATATTGTGGGTTGTTGATCCAGATAATCGCACAGCAATAGCCACCATTCTTCATAATTTGCGGGCTCGAGCTAATTTGCGGTATGAGATAGACGATGTTGGGTGCGTTGAAGAGATCAGGATAAATAAAGGTTTTCTCTATGAGGCCCCAACAATGGACGGATATTGTGGCTCTCCGATTATTTGGACAAATCCCGGGGTGATGCATGGGAAGATTCTTGGATTTCATGTTGCTGGTGCCATAGATGAGGGTATGGCGGTGGCGATCGATGAGTGCATTGTTAGTATAATTCGGGATCATTTTCCATCCATGACTGTTCTACCACCGAAAACTGTGCCAATGACAGCACAGGCGCGGTTTGAGACGAACTTGCCCCATTATGGTGTGGTAGAAAGTGGAGTGTATAGGGTGCCTGTCAGGAGTAAGATAAAACCATCGAAGTTGCATGGGGTTTTTCCGACTTTAACGGCTCCTGCTATGTTGCGTCCCACGCGTGACATAAATCCGCTTGCGAATGGAATTCGCAAGCAAGAGGCTCCCCTGACTGTGTTTGAGCAGGAGCTTGTTGATGCAGCGCGCGATGATGTCGCGAATAATTTATGTGCGCAAGTTGGTGTTGCCTCTGGGATTGGAGTTGTTGGGGAGAAGGAGGCGTTGAATGGCATTCCGGGCTATTCATGGTTTCCACCTATGGATATGCACACGTCCCCAGGCTATCCCTATGTTCTAGAGAAAAATCGCAGACCAGGAAAGTTTTCCTTTATTCAAGGAGAACCCGGTTCATATGAATTGACACCATACATGCGTGAGGAAGTGGAAAAGCGCCATTCTTTCTGCCTCCAGCGAACCATGAGTCCTGCTCTGGTGGCTGATATGTTGAAGGATGAACGCCGACCACTCGCAAAAGTTCAAGTCGGGAATACCCGCGTGTTTAACGTGTGCCCGTTTGATCTGAATATACTCATTCGTGAATATTTCGGATCATTCGTTGCTCATGTCATGGAATTTCACAATGATAGTGAGATCGCCATTGGAATTAATCCGCATTCTGGTGAGTGGGGAATGTTACATGAGCAACTTCTGAAGCATCCCATGTGGATTGGGGGCGACTACAGCTCGTTTGATAAGACTCTATCATTCCAGTGTCTCCTTGGAGCACTTGAGGTGATAGAGATGTGGTATAAATCAACCGGCCATTGGTGTGAGGAGGATTTGATTGTGCGTGAAGTTTTGTTTCATACTGCTTTTTCCTCGTTTCATTTGGCCGGGGATGAGGTTTATCGGACATTGCAGGGTAACCCGTCTGGCATAGTCATGACGGCTGTGATCAACTCCCTGGTAAATTGTATTTACTATAGAGTGGCATGGCAGGAGTTGGGTTTGCCAATCCGGGATTTTACTCGGCTCGTGTGTTTGCGGACGTATGGTGATGATAGTATCGGAACCGTCTCACGAATTGCAGCCAAGACCTTTAATATGCTGTCCTTGAGCCGTGTTCTTGCAGAGCATGGTGTGGTGTACACCCCGCCATCAAAGGGATCTGTTAATATGGAGTTCTTGGAGGAACATGAACGTGTTTTCTTAAAACGGCGGTTCCGTAAAGACCGTGGGCGTATGTATGCACCCCTCGATATCAACACCATTCGAGAGATGATTCAGTGGGTGCGCGAATCAAATGATGATTTATATTCGATGCAACTCAATTTTGAGGCCGCTTGTCGTGAGTGGTATCATCATGGTGTTGAAGTTTATGAGGAACAAGTGAAGTATGTGCAAGATTTTGCACGGCTTCACCATATACGCCTCCCCGTACTAACCTACACAGATGCAGGTCAGTATTGGGGAAGCGGAGACAATTATAGTGTGATCTTTTCTCGTTCGAAAACTGCAAATCTGGACAAGGAATGCTGCTATGATGGTGATGAAGGAGGAGAAATCCTAGCAAGTGCGAGCGCCTTCTAAAATATAGGCTTTGCAGTCCTACCCCTGAGATTAGTCTATACCCGGGGTAGAAGTCATAGACTACCGACACTTCTCCAAGCGAATCTATTCCAAATGTTCAAGAAGGACAAGCTAATTCTGATTCATCTGCGGTTGTCACCCGCACTGAAATCCAATCATATACTGACGTGGCCGCAGTGACTAGTAATGCGGTCCAAGGCGTTGAATCTGTACCACCCATTCCAGCCGACCCCTATATGGAGGAGGATCTTCGAGGATTCTTGTCACGTGTGTTCATGCAGGAATTCACGTGGACATCTTCCTTGAGTGCTGGTACCTTAATTGCCTCCCTGCAGTTTCCTAACTGGGTCGTTGGTCGTGCTCCCATTTGGGCCAAACTTCGTAATTACCGATATTTACGTTGTGGTATTAAAATTGGAGTGCGTATTAACGGATCCCGTTTCCATTATGGGCAGCTTTTATGTTCGTGGCATCCAAATTTTCGTAATAACTCTCTGAGTTATCAGGCTTCCGTTAATAATGTCATCTCTCAATCTGGCAATCCATGTTTCATGATGTCAGCTTCTGAGAATGAGGTCCATGAAATGACTTTCCCTTTTGCTTTACCCTATCTGTGGATTAATCTCCATGATTTGGTTACGTATGACACGGCTCCTTACCTTTTTGCAAGTCCGTGGGAAATTGGGAGTTTTAATATTTATGTTTTGAACCCCCTGCGTAATGCAGGCACTCCAACCGACATCACTTTTAGTGTTTTTGCCTCTCTTGATAATCCACAGGTTGCAGGTTATTGTACCGATGCGTATGCTCCGCCAGCAGTTGTTGTTTTTACCCAGGAATCCTCTCCTGCAATTATCATGACTGCCCCAACCCCTCCCCTGTCCTTTAAGGCTCAGGGGCGGCGAGAGGCAAGAGTGAAATCGGAGAAGGGTATCATAGGGAAAATAGCTGAGGGCGTTGCTGGTATTGCAGGCTCTCTGGTGCCAATTCCTGAGATCGGTGAGGTTGCTGCTGGAGTTTCCGTTGGGGCGCGTGTGGTTGCTGGTATCGCTAACTATTTTGGATGGTCTCGTCCTAATACTCTGCAAGCCATTCAGCCAGTGCGCCTCACTTATACTAATATGGCTAATACCCATGGATTGATGGATGGACAGTGTCTATCCATCGATCCTGAGAACGGAGTTGCCACCGCGTGTGAGCTTATGGGAGCTCTACCCGAGGAAATGCAGTTGCTTAGGATGGCAAGTACTCCGGGTCTCGCGGAACTTGAAATACCATGGACGGCGGCGAACACTACTGGCACTTGTCTGTATAAGGTTGGTGTTGGCCCTGGTATGACGCATAGTCAGTTGGTTGGTGGAACTACAACTCAATTTTCCACCCCCCTTCTCTGGACAACCCAGCCTTTTCTCATGTGGCGTGGCTCCATCCGAGTGCACATTACCATCGTGTGCTCTCAGATGCATGTTGGTCGTCTCCGTGTGTCCTTCCTACCAAATTTGGACTCAGGCACTGACCTTGCATTGGATGACCTCGTCAGTTCACCTGGGCGAATTGTTGATATTTCCAAAGAGACGGAAGTTGATATAACTTTTCCGTATATCCATTTTTCCCCCTGGCTTCCAGTCGTCCAGTCTATGGGCCAAATGCGGATTAATGTGATCAATATGTTGGTTCATCCGTCGGCACCAGCTCCAAATGTTGCTATCAATGTTTGGGTTGCAGCCGGTCCTGATTTCCAACTTGCCCGTCCCTCTAACACGTATCTTAATTGTCAGTGGGTTGATCCTCTGAAACCCCCGCTGGAAGATGAAGCTGAAGCACCACCTAAGGTGTTCCGTGCTCAGGGCCTTACTCGTGAGCAAATTAGAGCTGCTCACGCGATGCCCTTGATTCCGGCTAAGGGGTCAATCGATACTGGCCTGACAATGGGCGAACAAGTTGGTCACTTGAAAGAACTACTTATGCGACCGACGATTGGTGTGGAGACTGCGCCTGTTGGTGGCAATTTTCAGTATGTTAATTGTAAACCGTTTTCTCAGACACTCCGGCAGACTTCTGGCTCTCCGTACACCACTTTTATGGACTACTTTAAACTCATGTTTCGTTACCAACGTGGTAGCCTCAATTATCATATGATGACCACGGGCGTGTCAGAACCTGCATCCCAGCCTACTGGCTGGTACTTTGCGCAAAATAATTCGGTTGTTGCTGCTGGGAATATTACCGGCACAACGTTTGGTCCCCAATTTTTAACAGCGGCTGTTCCATATCCATTTACTCTCCTTGTGAGTGGACATGAAGGCGCCGCCATTGTGCCTAACGGATCCCATGGAATGCCTATTGTGGTCAATACACCCTTTTATTGTAGTACATATTTTATACCAAATTTCTTTTTGAAAAATAGCCTCGATACCAGTGCCTCGGTTTATTTGGGTGAGGCTCCTTCTGTCACCATCTTCTCTGCAAATGGAGGCCATCTTTTTGTTGGAGCGGGGGATGATTTTGAGTTTGGTTTTCAAATTGGGCCACCCCCAATTATTCTTTCTTAGGAGTGAAACCTCCTTGCACGTTGTGCTAAAGCGACCATTTTCATCTAACTGTAATGTTTTCGGAAACACTCTTTCAGAATGCTTTCGAGTAAATTGCAAGTGCTTTGGCAGTTCTTTAACTGTAATTCTCC